CGCTTTGCTTGGTCATCCCTGGTGCGGGATCAAAATCGGGGAAGGCACTCATTAGCGGGACAATAAGCCTCCAGGTCGTTGTTGCTTGATCAATTCTGCCTGCACAGCCGCTCCAATCAACCCCCCAAGCTGTTTGCCAGCGCCAGTGTCACCTGAAGCAGAACTGCCTTTGGCATCAACGTTAACGACAACATTCATGCTGCCACCTCCACCAAGTTGATTGTTTGGAACGATATTGCCAGAAGTGTTTGGAACGAATAACTCAGGGCCTTTTTCGCCAACCATGTAGGGCGTATTACCTGAGACAGGGCCGCCTCTTGCTTTACCGCCGCCAAAGGGGTTAACCATACCTCCCCCACCGATACCTGATACACCAGCAGACCCCCCAGGACTAGCACCAGGGCTGTTGAAACTACCGCCGCCAAAGAAGCTCGCAAAAATGCCTAATGCCTGCATCTTGATCTGAGCGGCAATCATCTCTGCAGCCATATCCAAAAAGTGATCTGCGGTTCTTTGGAACAGATTCGCTAAAGCTTCACGAGCACTCATACTTCCGTCAATAATTCCCTTGAATGATTCAGAAAACGCATCCCCAATCGTGGTTGACAATTCAATTATTTGTCTAGTTGGGTCAAGCAGGTCATTTAAACCGCCTTGAATTACAGCAATTTGATCTTTAATTCTTTCTTGAGGAGTTTTACCTTTACCAGGCCCTTCAGCTGCCTTGCCTTCTATTAAACGCCTTTCTTCTTTTAAATCATCTATTCGCTGCCTAAGCTCCTTAGCTCGTGCGCTATCTATATCGAGCATAAGTAAGTTTGTTTCCGCTAGTTTAATTAGCTCATCTTTTTGTAGTATTAACGCAGCAGCTTGCTTGTTGTATTCAACAATTCTCTTTGCCTCAGCGGGAAGTACACCTTCCATAATTAGGCGATTGTATTCTTTCGAAGAAGCAAGGTTTGCTGCCTGGCTGTCTTGAATTTGTTTTAGTGGAGCGACTGCGTCTCTAAGGGCTTTTGCACGTTTCTGTTCTTGGTCAAACGCAAGCTTTGCTTCAGCGTTTGTTTTGATTTGATTAGCTAATTTTCTTTGTTCGGGCGCTTCACTTTGGTCTTTTAGTTTGGCAATTCTTTCTAAAGTTTGTTCATACTTTTGTTCTATTGCAAGTTTTTTAGCTTGCTCAGTGCCTGCTACTTTGCTTTGGGCTAACTGCCGCTCCAAGCTGGAGGTAAGAGCACGGGATTGCTCGGTCTGCTTATCAGTTCTTGACGTTTCCCGGGCTAATTTTTTATCTCTCGATTCAAGAGCTTTATTAACTTTTAAAGTAAGATCTGCTTGCTGCGAGATGGAAGCTTGCGTAATTTGTCCGTTCTTTATAAGAAGTGCTGCGCGGTCTTTTATATTGCCATTTTCGTCTCTGCCTACAGTCTCTAGTGCTTTTTCTCGCTCAAGGTCGGCTTCTCTAATTATTGCTTGTCTGGTTAAGTTAACAAAATTTTTGTTTGTATAGTCTGCTTTTGTCCCAGCTAATTTTGCCTCTATTTCTTGAAGTTTTGAGTCTTTTACCCCAAGTTGTTGCAGAAGAGTTTTGTGTTGCAGCTCCTCAGCAGTTAACTTAGCTTGTCTTTGTGCCTCTGCAGTTCTTTCTTGCCCAAGCTCTGTCAATCTTTTGTTAATAGCTACTAACTCTTTCATATCTTTTGCAGATAAACCACCCATCCCACCTGCCGCTCCAACAGTGTCAACGCCTGTCAGCTCATTTCTCCTTTCTTGGAGTTCTCTCGCCTCTGGAGTGTCTAAATTTAAGCCAGCTTGTAGATCGTTTCCAGCTTTAAGTGCGTTTGCTATAAACCCTGGAATACCTGCAAAGAATCTGGCTGCTGCTGATTGCATTTGCGTCATAGCTCTTGCAAATTCATTTCCAAGATCTGCCGTTTCTGCACCAAAACTATTAAGGGCATCTACGCCTTCGTTCCCAACAGTTGCCGCTAGAAGTGCAGTTGCAGCCTCAAGAGCCTGCTGCTGCGTACCAAGTTGTTCTATGGCCTGCAGAGTCGCACCAGTTTCAGTCCCAGCAAAGCCTGCGGCGTCAGCTAAAGCTTCAATATCAGCTGTAAGCGGGTTAAGTGCTTGGCCAAGTTCTGCACTTCCTGCAACAATCTGATCAGCAAACGCTCCAAACTGAGTACCGACCAAAGACAGCGCAAAGCCCATTTGGCCGCCAATCATGCCGCCAGCAAAACCACCTATACCACCGCCAATTGCCGCTCCACCGCCTTGCCCAAACAGCAGGGGAAACGCCCCACCAATAAGTCCACTACTGATTGCATTACTTCTGCGAGTTTGTCTATCAGTTTTTTGCCGTGCTATATCTTGTTCTAATTTTTTAGCTGCCGCCAAACCTGCTCTACGCCTAGCTTCTATGCGCTTTTCGCTGTCTTCGCGTATCTGTAAATATATTTTTTCAGCTTCCGTGGTTACTCGTATCCTGCGAGCCAATTCTTGATCAAACTTCGCCCCTTCTGCATTATCAGCCTTTATAGCCGCGCTAAGCTTCGTCCCGATAGCGTCAATCTCTGCATCAAGTCGTTTCTGAATACCTCTAATTTTGTCGTTATTTAATTCAATAAAAGCACGACGATCAGCTTGATTTACCTTGCCTACAAGTTCTATTTGTTTCTGTGCAAGCCTTTCAGCTTCTCTGCCTTTAGCAATAGCTTCTGACGCCAAAACAGAGGCTCTAGTCCTAGCCGCTCCGGCTACTGGATCAAACCCTGGAGCGGGTTCTGGGCCGAATGTAGGCTGACCGCGAAGATACGAACCAGCCATTGTGGTTTGCGCCCCGCGCTGGGTGGCAGAAGCGAGTTCAGCGTTATACGCTTTTAACGCTTGAGTTGCTGCACCACGATCCTGTATTTCTTGCCTGACTAATTTATTATTTAGGTCTTGAGCGTCATTGGAAGCAAGTAACGCTGTAACAAAACTGTCTAAGTTCTTTTTATACAGACCAGTCGCTTTACCGGCCTTGTCGGTTTCTATTTGAGTTTGATTTAAACTTTCATTTGCTTTTCTTAAAGCTTCATTGTAAGAGCTTAAATTTCCTATAGTAAATTTCTTTTTATTTACTCTGTCTACTTCATTAGAAAGACGCTCAAGTTGAGACTGAAACCTGTCAAGCTGTTTTACGCCCTTTACGCCGATCTCAATCTCAGCTCTATAGGCCACGACGGTTTCAGCGCACTGCGATGCCTAAGTTTAACGCCTACGACGCGCCTTATCCATTTCTTTCTTCTGCTCTGCATTGATCACGCCAAAATAGGCGCTCCAACCAATCAACTCCTCTTGCGTCATTGTGGTGCGAACCTCAGACAAGCTCATGCCAAGCTCTTTGGCGACACCAAATTGCAGCATGAGCCAGTTGTCCTTCTGAAGTTCGGCTTCTAGGCTTTTGGGTCGATGGCCTCTTCTTCGTCATCAGTCAAAATCGCCAGCATCAAGGATTGCAAATCCTTGTCCTTCACTTCGTTCTTAAGCACATCAACTTCACCAGCCAAAAACAGAGACTCTCCCATCTCATCCTTAGCTTTAGTGATCAGCAACTGCAAGGCAAACGCATTCGCGTCATCCGATCCAGCACGCTTTTGGGCCCGCTCACGCTCTGCCATCGTCAAAGGCTTTACCCACATCTCAAACTCAGTCTTGTCTGAAAGAGTAACTACTCTTTTTGTTGCCTCTAAATTTGCGGCTTTCTTAAGACGATCAATGGCGCGTAATGCCATGAGTTAAAACTGATTGTGCCACTACACTAGCATTAAAAAAACCCCTAACAATGTCAGGGGTCTGTTTATCGTCAATCGACTATTAGCTCTTAGCGAAGTCGAATGTAGGAGCTGCAGTTGGACGGAAGTTAATAGAAATCGCCTGAGCATCGTCTGGCGTTACTGAGAAACTTGCAGAAGTCAGCACTGCTTCCATTGAGATGGAACGACTGGCTGCATCATCTGGCGTACCAGCTGAAACAACTGCATCCATATACAACTTGAACGTTGCACCAGCTTGGTTGCGCTGGGTAACGTCCTCAATCAAACGAGCCGAAATGCCGGTGTCGTCATCAGTGAAGTAAACCTCAGCTGAACCCGTACCATCCGCAAACCCAGAGATGAAGGTTCGGAATGGTGCGCTTTGACCCAACGTGCCACCGATGCTTGTCACATCGATTTCATCTCGGGTTATTTCAAAGTTCCAAGAGCGCACGTTCGCGACTGCTTGAAACTCAGTAAACGCAACTGTGAAGGCGCTAGTGCCGTCAGTTCCGTCGTCCGCCAAAGCAAGCTCAGCCCCTCCTGCCGTAGCAGCAAACGTGGCTACTCCGGTAGAAGCTGTGTAGGTCAGAACGAAGACTGGAGTTCCTGCAGCCAGGCCGCCGGGAAGAGTGCCTCCGCCAGCAGTAAACGAAACTTTGTCGTTTACCTTGAAGTTGAGGAACGTTCCAACTTTGATGGAATTGCTAGCGTTGGTGACATCTGCAGCCTTAAAGGTTCCAGATGTGCCAGCTGGCTTGTAATAGAGGGCTCCAGAGGTGCCCGAAAGGACGGTAGCCATTCGTGGTACTGAGAATGGTGGACTTACGGGCGAAACCCGGACTCATACAGCTTAGCGTGTCAACAGTAAAAGTTCTAACTCTGCTCTTCTGCAACGAAAGACGTTGTTATACGTCCCATCATGTGAGGACTGGCTTCTGTTGCTGAAAACGTTGGTCCGTTTATCGCACCAGGGCGCAAATATACCCCTGAACCGTCCCGTGTTGAAGCAGGTAACGCTAAAAGCGTTGTGACCGCAGTGTCTAAAAGCGTTTGATTTCTTGCAGGGCCTTGGCCTTTTTCGCTGTAAACACGGATGACAACAGTACCTCGCGGATAATCAAGATTGCCCGCAATCGTTACTTCTGTTGTTAAGCCAAAAACAATATTTATTCGGACGTACTCTGTCGTCGTGTTTGCTGGGGCAGCAGTGATGTTGTCAAAAAAGACTGGTACTGCTGGTGAAAGATTGTTGAAAGCCGTCAAAAGAGGACTTTCAATAGCAGCTCGAATGGCTTGGTAGTTCATAACTCAGTAAACAGATCATCCATTTCAATTGCAACCGCACGATCTAAACCACCCCCTTCAACATACATTGCAAACCAGTCAAGATCTGCAGTCGCACTGGATTCTCCATTAGGTGGACCGCCACCGATTTCACCGCGATATGACGGAAGTTGCATTGGAGTACCTGTCTTTACTCCTGCTTCAGAGCCAAAACTGCTTTCCGTCCTAGGACGACCACCGTCACCTTCACGAAATTTTCTACGGCCTAAAGCTGTAGTTGGCTCTTCAGTTGGGCGGAAGAATCCGCTTTCTATAACGTCAGTCGCTTCAGCTGCATACTCAGAAAAATTTGAAATTGTTGTTACTGCTCGATCCTTAACAGGAGCAGAACCTCGAATATTTTGGCGACCTGTCAACAAACCAATAGGAAGCTTGATTGGTCTGGGTTCTCCAGGTTGACCATCACCTTTATACATACGCCCATCAGGCGTTTCAATTTGATATGAATTTGAAAAACGACCTGTCCAGCTTGGCCCTTCTTGCTGCAACTCTCTAATAGTTCTTTTTGCCACTCTTGATGGGCCAGATACCACAAGAGAAGACCCGATTCGGTCTAAATTGTCTATTAGCTTCATGAGTTGATTCTTTGCCATTACTGGGGCCTCGCAACAATTGTGTGGAGCAAAGGATCCTCACCCCGAAGACTCAACACATTTAAAATCTTTGCTTCCCTAGTCACACCAGCCTGTGAATACTGGATACGGTCGGCTTCAGTTGGATAGTAAGAACCCAACTCGTCACCACCAATAATCACCTTGATGTCAGTTGTTTGATAAAGCCCTTCGCTTTCTCTTGCTGAAACATTAGAGATCAAACCTTTCAACACAACTGATGTATCCGCACCAGTCACAGCACCTGTTGCTGGGTCGTAAGTGCGTGGCGTTGTCGTTTTGACAAGCGTGATGTCTTGGCCCCATTCGTCCAGTAGATCCTTGGGAATTGACTTAAAAGTGCTGTCTACAAGTGACATCTCAACCCCTCACCATACGAACTTGATAAGAGCCAGAACCTCCAAGACAATAAGCACCAAGATAAGACTGCAGCCAAGGGTAAACGTCGAA